GTTCATTCCCGTTTCGCGAGACACGGATCGATTCAGGAATCAGTTTTTCGATATTTGCGATAAAGGTCTCGGTCGTGTGAGGCTGAGGAGCCACCACCATATCCGCGCGCTTCTTCGCCTTCGCCGCGAATCCTTCACGAATCCATCGTCTCTCGAAACACCGTGTCTTGATAAGTTCCGATATCTTCCATAATGCAAAGACCAAAATAATAACCCCAATAAATACGTATTCTACTTGAGGTTCTTTCATAGTTGCGTTCGTGCGCGCTATACTCTAATTATATAATGGTTATACAATTATATAACGAATATATTATTATATAAAGTTATATCAACGTGAATCTATACTAAAATATCGTCGAGAAATGACAGGCGGACTTTTGAATCTCATCGCCACTGGCAATCAAAACGTGATTTTAAACGGGAATCCTAAGAAGTCGTTTTTCAAAAGCACCTATCTTAAATATACAAATTTCGGCCTTCAAAAGTTTAGAATTGATTTTGACGGCCAAAAGAAACTTCGTATGACCGAAGAATCCAAGTTCACATTTTATGTCCCGAGATACGCGGAATTATTGATGGACACCTATATCTGTGTTACACTCCCCTCCATATGGAGTCCAATTCATCCGCCCGCCCGCGCGGAAGATATGTGGGCGCCATATGAATTCCGTTGGATTGAAAATATCGGCACGCAAATGGTGAAGGAAATTGTGATTTCGGTCGGTGGAATGACTCTCCAACGTTTCACCGGAAATAATCTGATGGCAATCGTAGAACGTGACCTCGACGCAACAAAGCGCGAATTGTATAACCAAATGACGGGTCACGTTCCTGAATTATACAATCCGGGCTGTTCTGGCGCGCGCCTGAATCAGTATCCAAACGCGTATCGCACCGCGAGTGCTGCCGGCGCAGAACCCTCGATTCGCGGGCGCAAAATCTACATTCCCATCAACGCTTGGTTCACGCTTTCATCGAAAATGGCGTTCCCCCTTGTATGCCTTCAATACAACCAACTCCAAATTGATGTTACACTTCGACCTGTAAAAGAATTATTCACGATTCGGGATGTAGGTGACCCAGTGAATTTCTGGCCAGTCGTCCAACCCGACTTCACGAACCCCCTTCACCAAATGTGGCGGTTTTTATATCCGCCGCCGAGTATTGATTTATCATTGAATTCATACCCAAGTATACGAACCGATTGGAATGCGGACGTTCACTTGATGGCGACGTATTGCTTTCTCTCGGACGATGAATCGAAAGTCTTTGCCGCGAACCAACAAAAATACTTGATTAAGTCATATTATGATTGGGTATTCAATGATGTCACTGGGAATAAGAAAATTAAAATCGAGAATTCGATGGGGATGGTCGCTTCTTGGACGCTGTTTTTCCAACGCAGTGACGTGAATCTGCGGAATGAATGGAGCAATTATACGAACTGGCCGTATAACTATCTGCCGTATGATATCATCCCCGCACCCGTCGACGATGACTGGCGTCCGCAGTCGTTCACAGAAATCGTGACAACATCCAGTGATCTTCAGACCGCGGCGTGGCAATCCCGCCCCGATTTCGTGAACGACCGCTACTACTATGATAAAAATGGACCGAAAAATGGAATTGGTCCAGGTATCAACCCACGCGATAAACGACTCACTGGGCTTCATATTACCGGGGATTTTCAATCGGAAAATGAACGTGATATTTTACAGATGTTGGGGATTTCATTGAACGGAAAATACCGCGAGAATTTGCTGGATGCTGGGGTATACAATTACGTCGAGAAATATACGCGGACACGCGGGAGCGCAAAACCGGGGATTTACTGCTACAATTTCTGCTTGAATTCGGACCCCTTTGACCTTCAGCCGAGCGGTGCTATCAATATGAGTAAGTTTAATCAAGTCGAATTGGAACTTACGACGATATATCCGCCGATGGATACCGCCGCAGAGGTGAAGGTGATTTGTAACCCTAACACGGGAGAGATTATCGGAATGAATAAACCGAACGTGAATATTTATTTGTATAATTATGACTTACATATTTTAGAGGAGAGGTATAATGTGCTGACGTTTGTCTCGGGGAATGCGGGCCTAATGTACGCGCGGTAACTCCGTCGCTCCACATCGCGCTGCGATGTTCCGCGACTTCAACCGCGCCTGTGCCAATACAGGCGCGAATTTTCTATCGTATATATAACCGTATACATTTATATATACCTATACCTATACCTATACCTATACCTATACCTACACCTACAATGGCTGATGATGAAGATAAAAAGATAGACGACGAAGGCGACGACGAAGGCAGCGGCGAAGGCAAAGAAGAAAGCGCATTTAGCAAAGTGGGTGGAATGTTCGGTGGCGGTGGCGAGAACAAGGACGCCGACGCAGCCAAGGACGCCGCCAAAGACATAAAAGCCAAAGTAAAGCCGAAATCAATGTTTGATGTCGAGGCACTTAAGGAATTCGGATTGAGTGTTCTTACCCTTTTCATCGAAACCCTTATTATCTCTGTTGTGTGTGTAAACATTTTATTCTACGCATCCCCAGAAAGTATTCGCGCAAACAGTTTAAATCTAGAAAAACTATTTCCCACCGACCGCCACGAATGGCCGTATTGTTATACCAGCGAATATACATCGTGTGAAGCCGACTGTCAGGATAAATTCGGGGGTATCGCTGATGACCCTAAAAATTCCACGACCAAGAAAATATACCTGAAAGCCGCAATCATTCTTGATACATATATCTTTAAATGGTTCTGTCTCTCGAAACAGGAACTAGATATGATCAAAGAGAGCGTCGAAGATGGCGTAACCAGTGTCAACCTCTTGAATTGGGATTTCATTAAGGCGAGATTTAAGCAGTGGGTGAATAACTCCTTTATTTTTTCCTTTTCATCCGACCGCGCGATGTTAGTTGCCGTCCTCGGGTATATCACACGCTTGTCACACAGCATTCCGAGAGAATTGTATAATGTCGTATCGCCATTGATTATTATTTTGATTCCATTTGTTTTCTTATTGTTTATGGCGTTTATGCTGATGGGTGGTCCATTTTTTACCACTATCATCGGAATGATTTTGAACCCCACGGAACATCGGAAGGAGTTCATTGGCGGATCGCTGTGGTCGATGTTTACCGCATTTAGTGTTGGAATTTTCCCGGTGGTGTCCTACTTCGTCCAACTTATCCAATTCATTGGAACATTCTTTATTTACCCACTGCTTCACTGGGATGAGTATCGCGAATTATACGCGAAATATGTTCCGATTATCTTCTTCTTCTTCAACTTGACACTGATGTTCTACGCATTTGAGTATTTGGATATTAATGTGGCTGCGATTGTGATATTGATGCTGCTGGTGCTATACTTGACGCATTATTGGAGGGGGATTATGGAGTTTTTTGATACGATAAAGAATTGGGGGGCGTGAATGCGTCGTCTCGCCTCGCTTCGTTCGTTTCAGTCGCTGTCGCTCCCTCCACTCACTCCGCTCGGCGAATTGTCGGGATTCATCGTTCATCCTTCGCTTGTTGTTCATTATTCGTTCGTTATAATGTCAAGATGGTGTTTCTCGTGACGAAGGTTGAACGACGAATCCCGACAATTCGCCGAGCGGAGTGAGTGGAGGGAGCGACAGCGACCGCAACGAACGAAGCGAGGCGAAACGAACATAAACGATTTCCTTTATAAATAATTATACCTGGTATACTCATTTATTCATTTATTCATTTATTCATTTATTCATACAATGGGTGGTAAAAAGACAACCTCGGCACCTATTGGTCTGTTCATCCCCGAGAAATCCACACCCGAGTATTTCAAGAAATACCCCTTCGTGAGTGTATGTACTCCTACATTTAACCGTCGCCCGTTTATTCCCGCAATGCTCTCGTGTTTCAATCACCAGGATTATCCGCAAGACCGAATGGAATGGATTATTATCGACGACGGCACCGACCCAGTGGAAGACCTTGTTGCGTCACATCCACGTGTCAAGTATTTCAAATATGATAAGAAAATGACACTGGGAAAGAAACGCAACCTTCTTCACGAGAAATCACGCGGAGAAATCCTGGTTTATATGGACGATGATGACTACTACCCACCCCAACGTGTGTCACACGCAGTCCATATGCTCACCACTCATCCCGAAGCACTTTGTGCGGGTTCAAGTGAGATTTACATCTATTTCAAACATATCGGACAAATGAAACGCTTTGGCCCCTACGGCCCCAATCACGCAACTGCCGGGACATTTGCGTTCAAACGTAAACTTTTGAAACAACACCGGTATAATGATGATGCTTGCTTGGCAGAAGAGCGCGCATTTCTCAAAGATTATACAGTTCCCTTCGTTCAACTCGACCCGATGAAAGTGATTCTCGTCTTTTCTCACGAGCATAATACATTCGATAAACGCAAACTTTTGGTAAATGCGAACCCTGATGTAGTGCGCGATTCACCGAAAAAAGTGATGGATTTCATCAAAGATCCCGCACTTCGTCGGTTTTATATGGTGGAATTAGAGAAACTACTCACCGATTATGCGCCAGGAAGACCCGAAATGAAACCGGATGTTATCGCTCAGACATTACAGCTGGAAAAGGAACGCGAGAAGATGGCGGCTGATGCGGCAGCGGCGGGGGGTGGAAATGGCGGACAAATCATTTTACAGCAACCAGGACAGGCACCGGTTACATTGAATAACCAACAAGTTGTCCAAATCCTTCAACAATTACAAAATGATCTAGATGAACGTAATAAAGAAATTGCGAAATGGAAAGAGGATTATCGTCAACTCAAGGAGAAATATGATGCGGCAGCAAATACCCTTGCTGCTTCTGCGCTTGCGTCCGCCACCAGTGCTCCTGCTCCTGCGCCCGCGCCTGCTCCTGCGCCTGCGCTCGTGACCGCTACCACGACCGTGACTACGTCACAAGCATCCACCGACACAGAAACGATCTATGTCTAACGCATTCGCGCATTCGCGCATCATTCCAATAACATAATTCGACATATTATGTTATTCTACGAATCGAAGCGATTCAAAATGTTACACTTCTTGAATATCCACCGATGTAATCAATAATACCAGGAAACTGTTCTTTCCTTGGTGAATAACGAACTCACGGGTTTTGTTATATTCGTCGAATTTTTCAGTGAGAATGTTGCGAATTTCGCCGACAGGAAGACTATCGTCTTTCGTTTTGTATTGACGACGGTTGCGATGATTGCTGTCCTCATCGTTGTCGTCATCGTGATCGTCATCGCCGCGACGACGGTGTTTTTTATTTTTAGACACTGGAGCAGTCTTGATTTGTGGCTCGGGCTCAATATATTCCCATTCACCAACCGATTCAATCGTTTGATTGTTTGTAATGTAAACAACCGAATCTGAATTGAAGACCAGTGCTGAACCGGGGGCGTGTTCGTATTTCTCAAGTTCAATCTCAGTGATTAAGTCAAATTCATCAAGGAATGTGTTTTTGCGAAGGTAACCGCGAATATATCCAGCGATTTCGGGTGTGATTTTAACAGTATACGTCTTGTTTTCGCCATCGCTGTCACTACCACTGTCGCTACCACTGTCGCTACCACTGTCGCTTTCTCCGCCGCTACCACTGTCGCTACCACTGTCATTGTCATTGTCACGGTCACGGTCACGATCACTACCGGCACTACGATTATTGCGCTGATTTTTTACATCGTCATCACTGCGAATATTGCCTGCTGAAATACATTCTACTTCAACACCGAGTATCAAACGATATTTTGATTCCAATGAAATAGAAGCACCCATCGTATAATTAAGAAAATGTTTCTAAATAACGCTAATATCTTTTTGGGTTTATTCAAACGCGCATCATTTCCGCCGAACCACCGCCGACAGCCGCAATGCCCATCGCACCGCTGCCCACAACCGCTCCGCCCATCGCGCCGCCCACAACCACACTGCCGCCGCCCATCGCACCACCGCCCACAGCCTCCACACGACCCCCGCCCATCACACCGCCCACAACCATACCGCCCCCCACAACCACATCGCCCCCCACAACCGCACTGCCGCCCATCGCGCCGCCCATCGCACCGCCGTCGTAGGGGGGCGGAACCCCCGCGCCGCCCATCGCGCCGCCGTCGTAGGGGGGCGGAACCCCCGGCGGAACCCCCGGCGGAACCCCCGGCGGAACCCCCTTCTTATCTAAATACCTATAAATGCGATTAACGTCCAACTTCGTGATTTCATACATCTCCAATATGCGCGGAATTTCATCTTCCGAATACTGCTTTTTCAGCGTCAAGAAAAATGTAAAGAGGTCCTTCTGATCCATTGACAATTGGATACACAAATTCTGTATGAATAATTGGTTGTTATACTCCGTGCTATATTTCGTAAGTACTTTCGTAAATCGCACCTCCGTCGGATGAAACCGCGCCTTTTTCGGAAACGATTGGTGATACAAATAGTGATTGTAAAATGTCTTAATCAATGATGATAGTTCATTGAAAAGCCAAATCTGGTTCTGAAATGTAATCCGGTCAAAATAATCCGCCTGGCAAATATTGTCAAGCACGAGTTTATAAAATGGCGCAGACACGGAGACAGGCATTTTCTCGAGGACATCAATAATATTCTCGTGCCATAACAGTCCAATTGTTGTGCGGTCGGTCTCGTTGATTAGGACATTATGTTCCGATATAGGATATTCCGTATTCATTAATTTCTCGGTGATTTTTTTGATGTCTTCATTATAGGTCTTCGGCTGAAATATCGCGTGGAGAATATTGTTCGCAAGAATCGAATTTGACTTCTTACTCATCTCAGCCACGGCGCCGAGTTTACGCAAATTGCCTTGGACGAATGCGATAATATTTTTCCGCATTGTAGCATCGATACTCGCTCCCATCGTGATATCAATAATGTGCGACATCTGAGTCGGTGTTGGCGTCTTCAACTCATAGACAAGACAGACCTTCATCAATTCTTTGATCTTCTTGTCGATGTGGTAATTTCCGATACAAATGATGGGGTTCATTGTAATTTCCTCGTTTCGCTGCTTCTTTGTCTTTTTAGGACGGATGAGTTTGATGAGAGATGTAATCCCGCCCTTGTCGCCATTATTCATCCCGTCGAGTTCATCCATTACAATAACGATTTTCTGGACTCTACGTTGGAAGATTGACATAATGTTTTTATCAGAGATATTATGCTGGGTGATCGAGTCGATGATCGATTTATTGCGTATATCACCGGCGTCGTATTTCACCATATCGTAGTTCAATTCTTTTAGTAGACGCACGATGAATTCGGTTTTGCCAGTTCCAGGTGCGCCATAGATGTAGATACCTCGCTTGAACGTAAGGTCGGATTTGTTCTTTTGAAATGATGCGAGGAAGTCGCGGATATTGTTATAGATGGCTTCACGGCCGAGAGATTGTGTATAATTGATATCCATTTCGGCGTTGTCGGCGGCGTTGTCGGCTTCGTCAGTATAGAGAGACAACTTTTTCTTTTTATATATTATAACCGGGTATATTCACGAAATGAACGCAATTCAACAACTCTTTGCGCCTCTTGACAAGGACTTTTGTTTGATTTTTTATTGGCTTACGGTTGTAAATTTTATTTTATTAGCAGTTGCGGGTCTTGGATTCATATCGTCCCTTGTCCTGTTATTTAGGGGAAAAATCAGCATTATGAGTGGAATCTATTCCTTTTTGATGATTTTGGTTTACGCTCTCATGTACTTCCAGGCACGCTTGTTTTACTCGATGTGTATTACGAGCAACCTGAAGGCTGGAAGTTACTTTGGGGTCGGGGCGTCAGCGGATTCCTTACCTGTTCCTCAGTGAAATGTCGTTGCGCCGACCCAAATGGGTCGGCTCCACTAGCCGCTCGGCTCCGCTCGTTGCGCCTACGGCTCCACTCGCTCCGCCTCGCGTCTTCCTCTATATGTATATCACACTTACTACGAATGAAGTGTGATATTGTTAATCGCACCGTCGTGACTCTCGTATAGAGGAAGACGCGAGGCGGAGCGAGTGGAGCCGCAGGCGCAACGAGTAGAGCCGAGCGGCTAGTGGAGCCGCAGGCGCAACGAGTGGAGCCGAGCGGCTAACACTTCAACGACGTCGCCTTCGACCCCGCGCTATCAAAAACTCCTTCCCACGGAACAAACCCATTTTCAACACCAGACAATCCCGCGCCATTGTATGTTAACGTTTTATTATTATTGAAATTGGTGCAGTTGTTCGTGCTTGGGGTTATGGTAGGAGCACTCGAAAACAACCCGTAATTGTCAACACACGTGTTTGAATTCTGGTTATATTCCATCCTATCCGGGCATTTCGCGATCTCCGGTGGCCATTTTTGCGAACTCTTTGATTTCCAGAGTAAAATCGCAACTGTTCCAACTGAGATTACAAATGCGATAATCGCAAGCAATAACACCATCTTCTGAATGGAAAGACTGAAAAAGTTGCTAAACAATCCGCCACCGCTGCCATTGCCACTGCCACTGCCACTGCTGCTAGCACCCGACGATGCCCCTGACGAACCAAATGCCGATGCGCCTATATTTTTAGCACCAGAAATAAAATCCATTTGTCTATATATAATAAATACAAATAATTACGAAGATTAAACAGGAAGGAATGAATCGTTTTGAATATCGCACTTTTCCTGAAGAAACATTTATCGGTCAACCAAAGAACGGACGTCTGGATATTGTCACGCCGCCAACGCAAGACCAGTTCGCTCTTTACGACAAGAATCCTGTTCACCAATGTGTAACCTATCGCGACGCATTGAACGGCATCTGGGAGAACACACCGCTTTCCAACGCATTCTTTAGCAAGGAGAATATGCAGATTATCCAGAACGGAATTCGCGCCGGGGTATACCAGCGGTCGCGTGGTAAGTATGTTATTGGCGAGCAAGATTGCGACACCTTGCGTATTATTATGCGGTCGATTTATCTCCAGAACGCAGCGAATGCTCCCACCGATATTCGTGAGCAAATTATTGAGTTGAATGAATTAGTATTTGAATATTGTGTTCCTCGTGTGCACGGTGAAGCAGAGGGGTATATTCAGTATAAGCGCGATGTCAGCAATATGTATACGCCGATTGCGCGGCCGAATTTCTCGGATTATAAACATAAGACACTGGAATTGAAACCGTGGTTTTAAGGTGCTCACTCGACCCTTCGCTCCACTCGGGCTATCGCCGTCGTTTCGCGCCTCGTTCGCGGTATTGTTCTATATCCGGCTTCGTATATGGCGCCCGTATCAGAAAATACAAAGCGATGCGAATTGAACAACCTCGTTTTATCATTTCAAACGACCGTTTCCTTGATTAAAGCGGTTGTTGAATAATTATTATCTAACACCATATTATTATAAATTATTTGGTGTATAAATGGTCGGTGTAACACAAAAGCGAAAAAAAGTGTCAAATAGTATAACCTCGAGGAAATTGACGCGTTCCGTAAAACTTTTAAGGGCACGACTAAAAAAATACGAGCAATGCCGAGATGCGAAATGCACACCTGAATTGATTATGGATAAGGAACTAAAAAAATATTCAAAATTAGTGAAAAACAAATGTGGTAGATTACCCAAAAATCTAAATACAATATCAGACAAAGAGATGCGTGCACATGCTAAATGCACATCCAAACTTTATGGTGTGTCTCGTTATCATCGCTTGTGGAAGAAACAGTTCGAATGTGTCAAAAAGAATTGCAACTATATGCAAATATTTTATCCAGGTCAAAAGACAATCCAATGATTAAGTGGAAATCACGCATAATAGCCGTGAAACGGCTTATATAATGTTTTCATTGGTAATGAAAATGTTTTATATTTTTTACACTCACTTGTATCGTAACAGTAGTATTGACGGATTGCATCTATTTTTTCGTCGAAATCGCGAATAGGTGAATATTTTTGTTCATTTAACAAATAAATATATTTATCGCCAACAGCATATGGATATGAATCATAATTCCCGCCCATCGGTGAATAAAAATTGCGTATCGTATCATCGTTTATGGACGAAAATGAGTGAATGCCTCTGCCTATAAAAATATATTTACCTTTATCCGTTTGAAACATAATAGTATTTCCTCGTTCGACACCGCGTTTAAACCTCCAATACGCGTCGTTCCTGCCATTATCCCCCGGATATATTTGCTCGTATTTTAGATCCATAAGCTTGGCACTTAGCTCGCCTCGGTTTGTCTCTTCATTGAAATGATTATTGTAAATAGATGCGCGTCCGCCACCGTAATCAAATACAACGAACGGGAACGAAGCATTGTCGTTGATTTCATAAATGTGTTTGGGACGACCTACTTGCTTTCTCAATTCATCGCTTTGAATACACTTCAAGAACTTTGAAACTGGTCCATTTGATTTCTTGTATGAACACGCTTTCTTCTTTCTTTGTTTTCGAGTTGTTGGCATTCGTTATATTCAACTAAGAAAAATATAACGAACTATTATTTTTATTGCTATTGCTATTACATCTTCTTCACTACCATCTTCTTCTTCGTCGCTGCCGCTCCGCCTCCTCCGGTTGCCGTCCCCGTCGCCGTCGCCGTCGTCGCTGCCGTCGCCCACTTCTTATACTCTACTTCGAGTTCGTCCAAGTCTTTGGTCCATAATGCTTGAATTGTTGTATCCTGAAGTCCCTGATGTTGTGTCCGTTTGGTGTCGCGTTCAGAGAGAAGTTGCCTGACATTCTCATCCGTCACACTATCCATTGGCATTTTCAGGAGATATTTAAACTCGGTATCACCATCGATGTGTTCATAGCCGTGCTGCGTCATCTTCGCGAAAATCGCGTCCTTTGTCTGCCTTCGAAGTTCCAGTTTATCGTCTAAGACCTCCTGAATGTATCGGGCGCGGTTGGTGAGGACACGCAGCTCGTTCGCGAGTTGGGCAAGCATCGCTGCCTTGCGTTTGGTATATAGCGAGAGACGCTCCGCGTAATAATCCTCGATGATATCATAAATGGTCGCGTATTTTCGAAGTTTCTCGTGTGCGTCGAAGAGGTTCATATTCGTCGTGCTTTGGGTCGTGAAGAGCCCGAGAAGTTTCTCAAGTTTGTTTGTTCCTGCTTCGCTGTCTACGATGATGGCTTGTAAGTCTTTGGGTGTGTGTGGATACGAAGGGTGGAACGTCACGGTAATATCCACCACGGAGTCGGTAGACATATCGCTATACTCTTTCAAGATGGGTGTATCGCCTTTACCTTTACCCTTGTCTTTGTCCTTGTCTTTCTCTGACGCTGCCGACGCTGTGGGCGTGTCCATCAGCTTCTCCAGGAATTCTTTATAATCATCCGTCCAAGTTCCGACGGGGAGCTCGGTGATGCGGACTTTGCGGTCGGCGATGATTTCGTAAGTGCCTTTGATAAGGTATTTCGCGGAGGCTGCATTAGCAGCCGGAGCCCCGGAGGTCGCGGAGGCTGCAATATTCTTCACGGTTCCCTTGAACCCCTTGAAGTATGGCTCAATGACGGGTCGGTCGGTCGCTGGCGTTGCTGTGAGCATCGACCGAATATACGCAATGATTTGAAGCGGATTATGCGGCATAACATCCGTGCTGAATCCCGTGCCGATTCCCTTACTTCCATTCACGAGAATCATCGGAATCGCCGGCGCATAGTATACCGGTTCTACCATCTGTCCATCATCGTTGATATACGACAACACCGCGTCGTCTTCTTGGCGGTAGATGAGTCGCGTCAACTTGTTAAGCTGGGTGAAGATGTATCTTTCGCTCGCACTGTCCCGCCCCCCCGCACCTCTGGTCCCAAACTGACCATTGGGTTCTAACAGATTGATATTGTTGCTCCCGACGAAGTTCTGCGCCATTCCTACAATCGCGGCATTTAAACTCGCCTCACCGTGATGATACGCCGAATGTTCAGAGACGTAACCACTGAATTGCGCAACCTTGATTTCGGTCTTCAGTCCTCCCTTCTTGAATGCCGCATACAGGATTTTCCGCAACGAGATTTTCAGTCCATCCATCAAGTTCGGAATTGACCGTTCATTGTCGTAGATGGAGAAGTGGATGAGACCGCGGTCTACGAACTCTTCATACGGAATCTCGGGCTTGGATGTATCCAGGAATGCCTCGCGCGAATAATTCGCCAACCACTCTTTCCGGTCATCTGCGCGCTTCTTATTGAATGCCATATCCAGGTGGTCGTCACTTTCCTTGCCCGTATGGACGAACGCCACCGTCTTCTTATGCTCAAAATACTCCTTGAACTCCTTCCCTGTGCTCGTGCCTAAACCTTTGTAATATTTCGTCGCCCATCCCGAAGGAACGACTTCACCTGGGAACTGCTTCTTCCACGCATTGAACTCACCGTCATTGTAGAAGAGCACTTCTTGTGTGCCACGTCGCGCTTTCAGAATCGGTGTATTCATAAACCCGATGAATCCAGGTATCTTCGTAAGTGACGGCCACTCCGTCTGGAAGAGATTGATACCGAGACCCTGGATATGTGCGCCATCTAAATCCTGGTCGGTCATAAAGAGGACTTTGCCATAACGCAACTTCACTGCGACATCGGCGGGTGTATACGTCTTCCCCGTCTCTAGACCGAGGATTTGCTTGATTTCCGCAATTTCGCGATTCTCCGAGATGCGTTTCGTCGTCTCACCGTGGACATTGAAGAGTTTCCCCTTCATCGGGTAGACACCGATATAATTCCGGTCTTCTTTGCTTAGCCCGCTGATGATGCCCGCTTTGGCTGAATCACCCTCGCATAAGATAATCGTGCATTGTGCGGATTTGTCCGGAGACCCCGCGTAATTCGCGTCGACGAGTTTGGGGATACCGCGGATGGTGCGCGTCTTCGCGCCGTCGGTCTTCTTTGCCGCCTTCGTGTCTTTGACTTCGGTGAGCGCACACGCGGCATCCATCACGCCTAACTTTGCGAGTTTTTCGATGAACTCGTCGCTGACTTTACAAGTAGAGCCGAAATTCGCGACAGCCGTCCCGAGTTCATCTTTCGTCTGACTGGAAAATGACGGATTTTCGATATCACAACGGAGGAAGAGCATCAGTTGCTCTTTGATGGTGTTGGGTTTCACGTCCACTTTCTTCTTCTTCTTGATGAGTTCGGCGAGCTTTCTCACGATTTGGTTGGTGATATACTCGACATGCTTGCCGCCCCGAGGCGTATAAATCCCGTTGACGAACGATATGTGGGCGAATTCGTCGGTGGTGGTGAGGCAGACCACGTATTCCCAACGAGGGTCGGGGTTCTCATAGATGCGCTTCACGGCGGCAGCGCCGCCTTCCCCGCCCGCGGCACCCTTCGCGCCAATATACAAGTCAACATACTGCTGAAAATGCCTCACGGGAATAAGCGCACCATTGTATTTGACTTTCACGGTTTTGTCGGTGACTGCGGCGATATCGTACGTTCGTTTCAGAAACAAGGCGGCCATATCTGCGGTGAGGTTATTGCCAGCGAGCCCGAATCGCGCGTAATCGGGGCGAAAGCTGACGCGGGTATACGGCTTGACCTTGGACTTGGTGACGATGGGTGGCGCGATTTCCGATAGATTGTTCTTGAATTCTTGGATGTATTTCAGTCCGCGGATATGGTCGACGGTCTCCACGCGACCCCAAACCGACCAAATGAGGACGAGTTTAAATCCGAACCCGTTCTTCCCGCCAACGATTTTCTCCTTCTTGTTTTCGTCGTAATTGGTGGATGTGCGAAGATGGCCGAAAATCATTTCAGGAATCCACAGTTTATGCTCGGGGTGCTGGGCGACGTCGATGCCGTTACCGTCGTTGGTCATATGAATCGTGCCGTCGATGGGGTCAATTTCCACTTCGAGGGTGGTGACAGGGAGTGCGTCGGGTTTGCCGTCGGCAATGGCTTGGGCCTGGCGGACAACGTGATCGCGCATATTGACCATACCTTCATCAAAGAGTTTGTAGAGACCGGGGATATATGTGATGTTGCGTCGGGTCAAGAGCGTGGGGGCGGTGGCGGTGGTGGCGGCGGTGGCATCTGATGTGCTCACCGCGTCCATTACGTATTCCATTGTCTCCGTAGGTTCAATCGTTCCGATATAGGTGTCCGGTTTCTTCAAGATATGCTCGCGGTCAGTCATCTTCTGATATTTCTGGAGGTCTTCTGCCCCCGTTCCACCGGCGGCACCGCCACCACCGACGGCAGCGGCGGCAACGGCAACAGAGGCTTTCGAACTGACTTTAGGCGGCATTCTATCCGTGTGGGTAACATATGATAACAAAGAATGTTTAAATGAGGTTCAATTTTATTTTGCGGTCATTATGTATCGTTGTCGATACACCACACCACACCACACCACGCCACTATGCCAGCAGCACCACGATATCGCACCACCGTAGGTCTGGGTCTCACGTGTAGCGATATTTATCGCATCAATGACGCACTCGTTCAATATGACGCGTCGGGTAACCCTACGGTTATTAACGACGCGCGAAAACCCTATTACAAATGCCCGAATCTTGCGAACCCTACCGCCGGAATGGCCACATCTACAAATAATACGAATATCACGAAGAAGATGCGTTACGCACAGAATATCCGCGTCGCGACGGAAACCAAAAACGTGAAAAAGGTATACGCAGTGAATAATATCAACCGTTTTGGACGATGGACGGGGGCACCTGGCGGGTTTGGAGCACCGATAACCAATTCTTTCTAACGGACGGACGCAACTGACGCCGCGACGGACGGACGGACGGACGGACGCATTTTTTCTAATGATAGTTTATAACGAAAGATTTAGTAAAATGGTGAAACGTTGCGACCGAAGTGATGATGGTTACTACCACATGCACGGCAAGAAATATGAAATGTTGGAGGGGTCTCGCGCCCAGGTGTGGCACGAAACTGCTTACAAGACCCCTGGTGGTCTCGTGAAGAGCGACCTCGTGTTCAACAAGCACGGACGCATTGTGTCTGCGAAGAAGCACATCACTGCCAAGAAGGAGAATCGTTTGCGTAAGTATGGCTACACTGCTCGTAAGGGAAAGTTTGGCGCCATTAAGATTAATGCCAAGACCGGTCGTCGTCACCGTTTGGTGAATACGCCAAAGAGGCGTTAAACGCGCGTCGCTTCGCTCATTGCGCTATCGCTCCATTCGCGCCGCTCCGCGCCTGTGCCTTTCTTTGACGTAGAATTATTGAATCATTTAGTGAAGTATAAATCTAGATTCATCAGAATTACAATCTAGATTTATTGTGAATTTAGCAAAATTAGCGGAGCGACGCGGAATGGAGCGGATGGAGCGGAGCGGAGCGGATGGAGCGGAGCGGAGCGAATGGAGCGAATGGAGCGGAGCGGCGCGAATGGAGCGAATGGAGCGGAGCGGAGCGAATGGAGCGAATGGAGCGGAGCGAAGCGACGCGGAGAGCGCAATGAGCGAAGCGACGCGGAGAGCGAAATGACTGGAGCGAGGCGAAAATTATATGTCGTGTATATAACAGTTTCTATCCTCGATTGGATGAATGTCATCATTGGGTATATTTTAGAATTTCTCTCTGAAAACAAATTCTGGGTCTTCATTACGATTGTGATTACATTGATATGTAACCCGATTGAAATGATATGGCTCTCGGATTTATTTACGAGTTTCACCATCGCGATTGATAATCTTCAATATGCGAAAACACTGACCATTCTCTGGAAAATGACCGCAGTCTATATTTTTATCGACCTCGCGAATATGGTAAGCAATTACTTCGATAAAATCTACTATCCGAAATTAGAAAAATTCATCCGCTTCAAACTCATCGACATCATCTTCAATCATATCGACGTGAATTATGAAAGGGAAGATATCTCCAATCACATTGTAAAGGCACTGAAAGTCCCCAACTCCGTCACCGCATTTACGACGTTATTCGTATATTGGATTGTCACCTTTTTACTCACAACGATACTCATTGTCGGGTATATCTTTTGGGTGAGTCCCGTCGTCGGCGCAATGACGATGATTGTATTTGCCGTCTATTTCATCGTGTATTATATCACACTTCATAAAACAATGACAACCTCAGAAGAACGCGAGCATCAAGAAAACACATTGCTGTCAGAGATTGACGACGTGCTTAGCAACTCCATTAGTATTCTCTCTACACAAAAAGTCGACGACGAGAAAAAGTATCTCACCGAACGTCACAATGTATATGACACGGTTCACGAAGACCACTTATGGCATAATTCCAAAAATGGGTGTATTCTTTCCGTAGTGGGGACGGTGTTGCTCGTGTTTTACGTGTATATGTTACTTACGCTTTACCGGAAAAAGCATTTGATTAGTGCGGATACCATCAAACTCGTGATTATTATTCTGTTCTTTGTTCGATATGTCAAGGTGGTATCTCAGCAAAGCATTTACGTCGTTGCGGAGTATGGCAAACTCGTGGAGAGTGAGAATCATATTCAAGACCTCTTGCGTTATGATACGGACAATAGTAGTGCGTTGCGCCCGGATACGGCGGCGGCGTCGGCGGCGTCGGCGGCGTCGGCGGCATCGGAACCGAAAACCGGCATCCCTATCACCGGCCATATCGAATTCAAAAATGTGTCGTTTGGATACCCCGGTTCTGGTTCTGGGGCTAGCGCAGGCGCGGGCGCAGGCGCGAAATCTCTCGACAATGTCAGTTTTAAAATCAACCCGCGCGAAAGTGTCGCCATCATCGGGACAAATGGCAGCGGCAAATCCACCATCATCAAACTGATGTGCGGATATTTCAAGCCAACGGAAGGCCAGATACGCTTTGATGGCGTCGACTTGCGAGAGATTGACCGCGAACATTTACGCAACAATATCTCACTGGTCTCGCAAAAAGTGGTTCTATTCAATCGGACCGTTTTAGAGAATATTTGCTACGGAACGAATATTCCGAAAGAACAAGTGGTGCCCGTATTGGAACGACTCCAAATAATGAGTGTGTTCCATAAACTCCCACAAGGATTGGACACAATGGCGGGAGCGAGAGGCGAGAAATTGAGTGGTGGGCAGCGCCAGATTGTTTACTTATTACGAAGTTACTTGAGTAACAAACCCATCACGATTATGGACGAACCCACTGCCGCAGTTGATACCTTTCACAAGAAGTATGTCATCCAAATGATTCACGAAATGATGAAGAAGACCACGCTGATTGTCGTCACACACGACCCGGAGATTGCGGGTTCGTTTCGGAAAAAGATATATCTAGAAAGCGGAAAAATTGTCCGAACGTAGTGTAACGATGCTAATCATTATTACCAATGAACATCCAAACGTCGTGAACTCATTATCAGATGTATGTAAATCATTGAAGTCACTGAAGATACCCTATGAACTCGTTGGCGAGTGTGACCCGGCGATCATCAAACGTAAAGATATTCGCGCAATGTTATTCCCGGGCCGAAGTTCGCGCATTCATCCTTACGATATTCAACCGCGACTCGAATTGGAACTCTTTTACTTATACCATTTCCCGAATTTACCTACTCTCGGAATCTGCCACGGGTGTCAACTCTTGATGCTGTATCACGGGGGCGGCCTTGTTCATCACGACACCTACTGGATACGCAGTCCTGAAATTGAACTCGATCTCGCGCACTGTGGTAACACGATATTCCACGGGGAAGAACCACGACAAAAACTATACGTCCATTTTCACGACCTCCCCGTCGTCACCCCCGCCGCCAAGAAAGCCGGTGTGCGAGAGATTGCGTGGATGACCAAGTTTCGTGATGGCCAGAGACACGCGTGTGCGTTTGAATTCGTGAAGAACCGTGTTTACGGATTTATGTTTCATCCAGAGGCGAAAAAAGAGACACGCGCGATTCTCTCGAATTTTTATTACAAGGTCGCGGCGGGTGCGGCGGCGACGTGACCGTGGTCGTGGTCGTGGTCGTCGTCGTGACCGTCGTCGTAGTCCGCGTCCGTCTCATCCGCAGCCCACCACTTCATCGTAATCATCCCATTCTCGTCCAAATACTCTGCGTATTCTTCACTGAAATACTTCTCAAAGTATCGTTTGCTAATGATGCGCCGCTTTGCCGCGGAGTAGCACTTGCCGCAATAATACTCGTATGCGTTGTATACGGGTTGCGGAAACGAGAGATTCATTGCGAGACACTGGTCGCGGAACTGGACGAGGATTTCGTCGATTTCGGCGTTCTTATTCCACAAACGGCACCCCACATTTAGGATATATTTATCATCCTCAATCACGACATCGGGATAAAAATGACGCAATATACCGAGAAGTGTCGCGTCTGATGCCGATGCCGACGCAGACCCGTCGTGAGCGTAGTCCTTGAATAGCGTTGAAAGTTCATCAATTTCCAACTCTATTTCCGTATCATTTACGACGCAATGCTCGCTCCAAAATTGGCGGAATTGGCTCACGACGGGGAGATACCGACTGGTGCGATGAGGGAAAACGTCCGACGCTGCTGACCCCGCGTATTCCGTCAACTTCGCACGCAGCGTCGCCGCAAAAAACATCGTTGGCAAACGAAACTCCGAGAGATACATCTTCCACAGATACATCATATTCGTCATTGAAATCTCGTGATCCGCAGACGCAGGCTCCGTCGCATAATCTACAAACTCTTTTATGATTTGAGGGTCGGTGCGGTCGCGCAAATAGAGCGCGTGGGTGGCGACCTCCGGTGTTTTACAATGAAGACGCAAGAAATCATCGGCGCGACCGAACCGATGCGAATAATGCGCGGCAACACAGAATAGGTCAATCACCGCTGATTTTAATTCGGGCATATGCGAGAGACGGAGACACGAGCTCCGAAATAATGCGCCGCTTGTTGGTGTCATAAATGACGTGCTGCCGCCACCGCCGCCGCCGCCACCGCCACCACCGCCGCCGCCACCGCCCATCGCCCCCGCGTGAATATCTACAATTCGACAATCCTTATATTGATGCTCGTAATATTTGAACTTGAATACGGTGGAAAACGCTGACGAAGCGGAACCAAACAGGGAGTAACATTCAGCACCGAGATCTTTGATGAATTCTTTGGCGACGGGCGGGACAAAGTAAACGAGTGCGGACGCGGAAGCGGAAGCGGAAGCCGACGAAGACGAAGACGAAGACGAAGACGCGGTCTTCTTCAAAAGAATATCGCCGAGGATGGTGAGAAAATACTTGGCGTGATCACGTGTGCGGAAGAGCGCGGGGTAGAGGAGTCCGATGACATTTTGGATGGTGCGGGATTCGGGGATGGAGGAGAGAATATCGCGGGATTGGATGCTCTTGATGATTTTGTTTTTGATGCGGTATTTTACGCTCGTGCTAACGCTCGTGCGAATGGTTTCGCTCGTGCTCGCACTCGCTCCACCATTCGCACTCGCACTGATTATATTCGCGCCACCAACCGCGCCACCAACCGCGCCATCAACCGCGCCATCAACCGCGCCACCATTCGCACTGGCAGTCGCACCACCATACGAGGCGACGGATGAGGATGCGGAGGCGCCGTTGGCGCCGGAGGCTTCCGAGACAGGCGCCGAGATAGTCACCGAGGCGCCTACGGCGCCGGAGGTGAAGGAGAGTATCCTGTGATGAATCTCATCCTCGTGTATCAACGAATATCGGACCTGGTTGTTATACGTGAAATACAACTCCGACGCCGCGCAATAGAAATATTTGGTCTTGTTTAGGAAGGTCTCTGTGATTTCGTCGGCAGTCACCGCGAGAGATTTCTTCCGGGTTTCACGTTCACTCTGCGCGTTCTGGTAATTCTTGATGGATTGCGGAAGTTGCGTCTTCACGTAGGCGTGGATTCTCTCGAGGATATGTTCGTTGCCGGGGATGGCCGCGTTTGTATTCCATATCTCCGAGAGAATGGTCATAGTATCGTCGAGAGATGGAGGCATTTATGGATACGGCAATAAATTGTGAATATTATATAGATAATCATATCGGTTTAACTAATTTATGGAGGCGTCGCGGTCGCGGTCGCGGTCGCGGTCACCATCACAGAGACGGTCACCGCATAAAGACATACATCATAATTCTTCAAGCTTATCAAATAATACAGTGCGGCAATTTCATAAATATAGTCGTGTTCCGTCACATCGCACTTCACACTATAGACCCCATACCTCACAACAACCGAGATCATCAAGAAGTTCTGAAGTAGATAAGGTAATTGAGGCTCTGGAAAAAGAAAATTATGACGCATTTATTGATTATTATATAGATCATCACGATCGTTTACATAAGAGTGTTAGGGGTGGACAAACCTTTTTTATTAACTTTATTCACACGTGTAGGATGTGTTTATTATCAAACAAACGTTATTATACCTATTTTATAGAAAAGATTGATGATAAAGAATATGGTCGATGTATCCCCGTTACAAATGGGCCGACAAAGCTATATAGTGGGTTATTGGTACATATTATAAAAAACGCGGAAACATATGATAAAGCGACTGCTGCGAAAATTCACAGGTTATTAATGTGGTTTGAACAGGAAGGTATTACGTCTCTTATTATTATTCCATATGATGAAGATGCGTCTCACATATTCGATACATATGAAATTGGTCCAGGATACCGTAAAGAAATAGATGGAACTATGACATATTGTTCTTTCACCGGAGCAATATTCAGTGACGGTATGGAAATATCAAATACGAGGGTGAACGCACTTTTGAATAAAATATATAAATTAGGTGACGGTGATGGTGGCGGTGGTGGCGGTGGCAGTCGTCGTCGTGACCGTCGTCGTGACCGTCGTCGTGACCGTCGTCGTAGCAGTGCCACACGCAGCAGCAAACGCGGTGTATCTTCCAAACGCCGCACCCGTCGCAGAAGGTAGATTTTGACATTATTTTTTGCGCGAATCTTGCTAAAAATAATGGAATGAAATGAAATGAATGAAATGAATCAGTGCTTACGATAAGAGCGCTTCTTTGCACCCTTTTTGGCGGATTTACGGTGCTTCTTGCCGCTCTTCTTGGCGGATTTACTGCCACCGCGCTTGGCGGACTTCTTGTAGTTGCGACGACGGGAACGACGGCGACCGCCTTCGACTGCGCCTGCGGCTACGGCTGCGTCTGCGGCTGCGCCTGCGGCTGCGCCTGCGCCTGCGGCTGCGCCTGCGCCTGCGGCTGCGGTCAGTTTTGACAATTCGTCTTCAGCAGATTCAATTTCTTGTTTTTTTTTGTTATATTCTTCGCTGTCTGTATCTTCTATTTTAGATAATTCCTCTTTTAAGTTTGATATTTGTTCATTAACTTGTTGGACCTCTGGGACTATTTCTGAAGAGAGTTCTTCATTCTGATTGGAATTGTTTGTGGTATCGGGTTCGGATACGGATGCGGTATCATTATCTTGGGAGACAGGTTGCTCTGTATCGTTTTTAATATCTGGGGAATTTTTGGTGGAAGTGGGTTTTAATTCCTCAACAGTGGTAGCTAATTTACGTATTTGTTGTGCTACGGCAATCATATTTTTTTTTTCTTTTTCTAATGTAGAATCAGCAATCCTTCTTCTTCGCTCTCTTATACATATTCTCAATATTTTATTCTTCCAATATTGAGAATCAATTCAACCACATTTTTTCAACGCCGCCTCGTGGAACGCGATTTTTTCCTAAATACGCGCTTGGCCGATTTCTTGTATTTGCGCGAAGGGCGGCGGCGGCGGCGGGAACCGCCAGCTGTTTGTTGCAAATTTTGAATTGTTTGAAGTAATGGTAATACTTCCTTGTCATAGACATCAGGTTTTAAATCCATTATATGGGTTGTTCGATTTTTACCGGTGATTCCGTTTAATTTTTTATCTGTCTTCGTGATGAATTTTAGGTCGTTATTCATTCCGATGTGATTAATTTTGTTTACTAAATCCATTTGCGAATTTTCAAGAGGATTTACAGAAAGGTTACTCTCCGTTTCATATTTGTCTTCGTCTTTTTGGTATCTGCCACTAATTTTGATAGGTTCGGTTCTGACAATACATGAAGCGTTATAATGACTCGGGCCATCATAGTAACTTGTATTTTGTTCAATAATGACCCTAGGCATATTTATACACTAAAACAATAAAATAATTCAGTTATCGAATACCCCCCTCTCACGCCTCCACCCACCCCCTCCGCGGAAAATCCACTAAATATTCCTCCCAGTCCTTCCACACCGGGTGTTTCTTCATATGTTCCTTCACCGAAAAAGGCGTCCCACACGGCGGCCCCCAATGCGCCAAAAACGACATCCGGCGTATGAACGCACTATCCGCGACTTTCGTGTCATAGGCACCCACGGGCTTATACGGAGCGGAGCCAGAGCCGGCGCCGGCGCCACCATCCCCCCCGTCGATGTATCCGTGTTTACAGACCGTCCGCGTATTCGCCGCCGTTTTTCCTAAATGATGGTCATAATGATCCGAGAGAATGCGTTTCGCAATGGTCGTATCCAACCTCCCGCGATACTTCTCCATCAGTTTCTCCAATTGGACGCGGCGATTCCCGATACTGGACGCGATGTCACGGAATCCGTCGCCACCATCGATATTCCCCGCCCCCGTCGCATCCGTCGCCCCCTTGGATGACAACGCACCCGAGCACTCGATATTCCTAATTCTCTCATCATAGGTTGAATTGAATCCCACGAAGAACCCATCTCGCGTGGTTTCGACATTGACGTAGTTCAGCCCGAGTTCAACGCGCATAATCCTCGGCTTGCCTCGGACGTCCCCAAACATCCACGAACACGCATAATCCCCCGAGTTCCGTTTCTGTAATCTCTCGGCGTATTCTTCTAAAGTCTTTCCATATTGCATACATTCGCGCATACGGCAGCAAATGGGGTCGCGCAGCCTGAAGGCATTGAATCCGCGGATGGTCGTCTCGCTCCCCACGATGCCTGCGCTCGTTACGAAGAAGTCGGTCATACTCCAGATACCCCCCGGCACAGTCTGCATCGTCATCGCGCACCCATCCCCCGCCTCTGGCTCAATCCGAAGGAGGACATTACAAAACTGGGCGTCCAGGAAGTTGCTAAAGGAGGAATGCGCGCATACAATCCCGCCGTCTTTCGTCCACCCCGGGCCGACCGCCATTATCAGCGAACACCTGTCTTTGAATTCGTCGAGGCGCGCGGCGCGGGCCGAGAAGGCGGCGGGGTTGGCGGCGATGGCGTGTTCGTCGCGGATGACGTCCGCATATTTCCTGCGGTATTTCGGCGTGTCAATATAACGCAGCATATGTGCGTAGAAGTAGGGGAGCGACATATAGACATTGACGAGGATGACCTGGCGCACATCGAGACCAGCCCCCGCGGCGATTCCTTCCATCTCTCGGAATATCTTTGGGAATCGGCGCTTAATGATGCCCCGGTAAAAGTCATCACAGAGACCGTAGAAGAATTCAATATCACGGCCGTATCCTTCCTTAAAAAGAAAATCATATACCGAGAACATCCGCGTGAATATTGCGGGGTCGGCGGCGAGGAGTTGCTTGGCGTGGGAAACCCCGCGCTCATAGGGGGCGCCGCGGATGGTGACGCGAATCCAGCCGTCGTCGGTGTTATTGTTAACGCCCACTCCTACACCCACTCCTACACCCAGTCCTACATCCACATCCATACCCACCCTTGTTTCAGAAGGTCGTTGTCGTCGTCTACGACGTGTTTGTGATTGTGATTGTGATTGTGATTGTGATTGTCTTCGTCTTATGTTACTATGCGGACGTTTCTTATGTGTTTGTAATTTCATACTTCGAATCCAGATTTACCTGGTTTTCATTATACTACACGCATAATATATTATGCGGTAAATAGATATAAAGATTTCTAAATCAGAATGTATAAATATTAAATAATAATAGTAGTATGAGTCATTTAAACGCACTTGGCGGTGGCGGTGGCGGTGCAGCGGCTGCGGTTCCTTCTACTACGGTCACATCCGCGGACACCGGAAACAGTCTCTCTGATAATGTTCTCGTGATTAAAACCGTCCAAATCGCGCCTGTCCGTATTATGATGTGCGCGCTAAAGGAAATCCTTATCGAGACGAATATTACGTTTCAGAAAGACGGGATTCGCATCATCAATATGGATAAATCACACACGATGTTGGCACATATGTTCCTGGAGGCGGTGAATTTTGAACTCTATGAATGCGCGCTTGATAAAATCATCATCGGTGTGAATATGTTCCACTTGTTTAAATTGATTAACTCGATTGACAATGACGATACCCTTACGATATATATCGAGAAGAAGGATTATAATGACGGCGTTGTGTCCTACCTCGGCCTTAAATTCGAGAACGGCGATATCAAGCAGTGTAAGACGCAGAAACTCCGACTTATCGAGCCAGACCCGGAAGACTTGGTGGAGCCGCAAGTCGCGTTTTCTAGCGTGATTAACCTCCCATCGAGCGACTTCCAGAAGATCATTCGCGACCTCTCGTGTATTTCGGAGAAACTTGAGATTAAGTCGGTAGGGAATGAACTGATATTCCGATGCTCGGGGCAGTTTGCGACGGCGGAGGTGAGGCGCGTGGAGTCGGATGGAAGTATGGAGTTTCTTCATAAGAAGGACTCGGGGAAGATTATTCAGGGCGAGTTCTCGCTGAAAAACCTGGGATATTTCATCAAGTGTACGAACTTGTGTAATCAGATTGAGATGTATTTGGATAATGATATGCCGCTTGTGGTAAAGTATTATGTCGCGTCGCTGGGGACGATTAAGTTGTGTTTGTCGCCGTTACCCTCTTCTTAGCTCACTTGCTACGTCGCTGCGCCCGCTGCGCGGCTCCACGACTACGCTCGTTCGCTGCTTCCGCTCCCCCGCTCATCGCTCCGTCACTTCGTTCCGCCGCGATTCACTCCTCCGCTGCTTCGCCGCTCTATATCGACATATAATTCCGCCCGGTTGTTGCGCGATGTATAGAGCGGCGAAGCGCGAAGGAGCGTAGTCGCGGAGCCGCGTAGCGGACGGAGCGACGGAGCGACTGAGCAAAATATATAAACACTTATTTTTATTTATGGTATATGTATTATCGCAATGAATCCGGATTCCCCGACAATCTATATGACCTATCATTCTCTTCCTCCTGAATCGGTTATCCAGTCGTGGTTGGCATTAAACCCTCAGGCCAATATTGACTTCAGTCTAGATGCGGATTGTATTGCGTTTCTTTCGAAGGAATTCAATCCGAATATTGCGGAGTTATTCAAGTATATTTCGCGAGGGATGTATAAGGCCGATTTATGGCGGTTGTGTAAACTATATATCCACGGCGGTGTCTATGCGGATATTGATTTGGTGCCGTTTCGGTCGTTGGCGCAGATGACTGGGTCCGCGTCGCCGTCGCCGTCGCACTCGCCTACATTTTATTCTTGTTTGAGTCTCGGCAGCCCCAGTGTATTTCAAGCATTTATGAAGCATACGCGCCCACGAAGCCCGCTTCTACTCGGTTGTCTTTTATCCTTTTTAGTGAATAAACCCTACACAAACATCGATAATGGGCCTACCAATGATATGTATCATTTCTTATTATACAATGTTCGCGCGGATATAAAGGCACGCGCGGCGGAAGTCGATGGTGCGCCGATCCCGTTCTCCGTCCCTGAATCACTCCAACCTTACACGGATTATACCCTGCGTAAAGTTCGTATTCCGATTCATTTTTCGTCTCGTGATGAAGACATTGTTCCGCTCCATTATTTTCCTGTCGGGATTACTTATACATTGTCGGTGAGTCCGAATACACGCAATCAATGGATTCTGGCGAATAAAGACAAAGTTAACTTAAAGATAGAAAGTCAGTGCTTGATTGTCTCCATCGGCGCAGACGAAAATGACGAAGACGAAGACGATGACGATGACGA